CCCATTCAGAGCCTTAGAGCGTTCACGAGGTTCATCCTTCAACTGAGCAGTATAAACATAACCAGCGGCACGACCTTCAGCATATCCTTCCAAAATATCAACAAGACGAGCTTTAAGATCGGAAGTAGGTTCACGAACGAGACTATCAACAGTGTCCACAACAATGGGGATATGTTGATTTTTCTTACCTTTAAAACCATTACCAGCTGACTTAGAAGCATCAACCCTACGGAAAAAAGGATCATCAATATCACCATTGATAGCAGTCTCTAAATTAAAAGGATTCAACTTACTGATTCCCTTCGATCGCAACATACCGACAATGCGTGAAGTGAGAACATCAATACATTTCTCATAAACGCTAGGATCCAAGGACTTACGTGTGACGTTCATCTTTCTGACACCAATGTTGATGGGACTAATATAATCACCATCACGATGAATAGGTTTCATCATAGGAGGAAGATAAAACTCCTCAGCAACAAAACCAAGTTCGTCAGAAAACATTGGATAGATAGATTTATGAAGATAGCTCTTACGCAACTTAGATTCTTGATTCGCCAAAACAACACCTGGTGCTTTACCATAATAGTCCAAATGTCTGGTATCTTCAAACCTAAAAACAGATTTCTGAATAGGATCCTCATAATCAAACTGGGGAATATTTTCAGAGCACATCTGTAAGGTTTTGACACGGTCAGACAACACGCTAATGGCACCTTCAATCACGGATCTCTTGAGAACTGTAGACCTGGACTCAGGAGAACCATCAACGCCAGAACAATGAAGGCCAACAATAGAAATACCATTAGAACCATCAGTGTTGGCCAACAAAGGTAGTGCACACTTACCATTCTTATGATCATCCCAAGCGTAAACAAACGAACGGGAGTACAAATGGTCAGTATTTGACGCAACGTGCTTGGCAGTAAAAGGCTTCTCAGTGTAAACAACACTCACATCAACACCTTCGATCATACCACGCATAAAACTACCAAATGAATCATTGTCTGAAACATGCTTAGAAATATCACCAAAAGTACGTCCACGAATCTGTATGATACTGATATCATTACCACAATTGAAAATGTGGTCAGGACGCAAATTAACAACCTTAATAGGAGTCGGACTAAGTGTGGGATCATCACCATTTTCA